TCTGGCTCAGTACAATCCCCAGGGTCATCACCAGGCTTGTCACAGTCATTATCGCCACGGATAGGGCCAATCAGGCTCAAACCAGAAAATGGCAACTGCTCAGTAGGCACCTTGCCAGCCGGGTTCAGCTTCAGCAGGGCATTACTTTCATTTACCCTGGTACCAACATAGGCCCAATTATTATCGTCAGCCACCCTGGCAGTCAGTTCATCCACTGAACGGTCTTCCACTACAAAATCAAGCAGGCCGCCACCAGCTGACTTGATGGCCCAGTGTTTGGCCGAATACATGCCTGGCTCTACTTCTACATCTTCATCTTCTTCTGACCATCTTTCAGACTTGTCACGCGCAGCCACCGAACCATCACGCGCAGCTTCAGACTGGTCCACCAGGTCTTCAAAAGTTCCGATGCCTGGATAATTCACCAGGCTAGGGAATGACTCTGACCAGCCAATGACCTTGCCAGGCTCATAATTAGGCAGGAATCCATCATCGACTTCACTGCCATCGACTGGCAGCCTGGGGGTGCGACTCAATCCCTCGGCCAGCTGCTGGACCATCATGGTCAGCCAGTCCAGGCCACGCTCATGGGTGTCAGCAGGAAATTCGTCATAAGTTCGATAATCAATATCCTGCTTCAGGGGAACGGCCCGATACAGAACAATGGTGCTGCCAGCTGGTGGGGCCTTGGGGTCAGTGGTTGTAGAATCAAAAAAGAAGACTGTCCCACCATTGGGGTCACCGATGTCTTCAGGTGGAATCTCGATATAGTAATCACCAGGCATCAGTTCATTGTCGAAAAATACCTGCATGTGATTAAAGTCATCCAGGCGATAATCGAAAGGGAAGCTGGTGGTGACACCATCCCCATCATGAACAATCTTTACCTTTTGCGTTTCAATGGTCATTCATTAATCCCCGAATAAAACGGATTGGCCAGGCTTGCGCATTAGATAGCCCTGGTCATACTGGGTCTTCATTTTGCGCTCAGTCCTTTTCCAGGATGCCTTCGCCGCCCTGTCATCAGCCAATAGCTCCAGCTGGTCAAATATTTCACGTTCAAGCTGTAGCCTTAGATACCAGATTGACGAGCCTGGCGTATATCGCTCTGCCAGGTTTACCAGGCCACGCTGAAAATTGCTGTCACGCCCACCCATTTCTGCATGGGTCTTGCCGACAAAGGCGCTATGCACATCACTAATCAGCCCAGCTGTAGGCCCTGCCAGTGTCGTGGTCAGGTTCTGCCCAAAGCGGGAAGTATCCTGTAAGAAGAAATCCCCCAGGATACCCAGTCCACCACCCTGCGCCATCGCCGCCATTAACATGCCAGCAAAATTATCTTCAGTGATTTTCCTGGGTTCTTTGCCTCGGGCCAGGTCTTTGGCCTGCATCGCCACAAAGCCCATCATGGTGGTGAATATAAACAGGCTGGCCGCATAGCTGACCGGATTCATGGCACCACGCTGGTACATGATTCGATAAAAGGACTGCATGAACACGCCGATAGGGAATGACTTGTACTGCATGACTGCCCTGGCTGTTTCACCTGCAGCCGTACCTGCTTTGTGCCCGCCCCAGGAGGAAAGGGTTCGCACCCTGGCGTCAGGGGTAGGAATGGCGAAATCGGTTTCAGTCAGCACCATGTTCATAAACTTGGATGCTAGTTCATTTTTCTGCGCAGTCGTCAGGCCCTCAATGCCATACACCTTTTCGGGCATCATGTAATTCAGGCCCTTGTAGTTCTCAGGCTCCATGCTGCGCCATAGGTCCCATTCTTCTTCAGTGATGCCATAGCGCCGCATGGCCTCATAGATGCCGCCGCCCTCCTGGGGCTTGGCTTTGGCCATATCTTCCCAGCTGTAGGACCGATACACGGCCAGGTTTGACATATATTCCATGCCGAATGTCTTACGCCCTGCATCCGTCCAGCCAGCCAGCAGGGAGGCGCGCATGGTGGCATTAGAAAACCAGGACATGGCCCTGGAGTAGCCCGCATCAGCATGGCGGTTCATCAACGTGTTCTGCCATAACTCAGCACCCAGCCAAAGCCTGGTGGCAAATTCTCTATCTGCCTCGGCACCGCCCAGGGTCATCATCATCTGGTGCGCTATACCACCTTTCTGACTGAGCAGGCCGTTAAATCGCTGGGTGATTTTTTTAAACACGACATCAGACATAGCCGATAGGAAAGCTGAACCCAGCTGGCCAGCTACCAGGAAATTCCTGACAGTACCACCCCATTCAGCCGCCCTGATATTTGTTGAACTCTCAGACTCACCGGACACTGTGCGCCATAGCCCTTCCAGGTACCCACCGCCATAATCAGGGCCAGCATCCTTTTTCACCATGTCATGAAGGTGCCGGAATGATAGCTTGGGATTCGGCCCCATTACCTGCAGCAGCGCCGTGTCATGGGCCATCATCTGCAGGTGATTGACCATGGTGCTGTAGATGTCAGGTGGTCCATATTTTTTCTGGTATTCCAGCCAGGCATCAGCATCCCTGAATATCAAAAACCGTGATTCCTGGTGGCGATTGCTGACCTTTCCAGCGCCAGTAAACTTGCCAGGCTCCAGGGAGTTAAGCCCATCAGTGACTATCGTGTTATAGGAATATTCAAGCATTTCCTTGAATTCATCATCATTCAGGGTCCTGCCCAGCTGCGCTTCCATTTTCTGCCGGTCCAGCAGCTTTTCTGTTTCATAAATCCAGTTTTGCTTTCCAGCCCTGGAAACCATCACCCTGTCATGCGCCTGGGGCAGGTTCCAGTCTTCGCGCTTTTGGATGTTGCCGCCTGCCCGATTGAATTCCAGCCTTGCCAGTTCGGCTGTTTCGCTAAACTGCTTGGCAATGGCATCGACTTCTTCACCCAGGCCCTTTTCCCCGAACAGGGACCGAACCACCTTTTCAGCAAATTCACCATCTGACTTGAAGGCGTTTTTGATTCGTGGCGCCATGCGCTTCATGCCATCAGCAAACATGGCCGAATACCGGCCCATGATTGTTTTACTCTGAAAGTCGACATTCAGGCTAACACCCACGCCATCACCGTACAGGTCCTTGCCTAAAATGGCACCCAGGCCAGCCGCTTTGCCCCTGGAGTGTGCATTGATTCTTTTGGTCAGGTCATCCAGGGCTATGACCTGCATGGCCGCCTGACGCTTTCTTAGCTGGTTTTCATCCAGCATTCCGCGCAAAGCCTGGACGTTTTCAGCCTCCTCCAGTTCTGCAGCAAACATATCGCCATGCTTGCTGATACAGTCTTGCTTGGTAGCCATCAGGCTGCGCCTCCAGTCATGCAGGTTATTGTGTCATTAATCGCCTTTTCCCTGGCATCCAGTTCATCAAACAAATCACCGGCTTTCATCGTTTGCGCTACCTCAGCTTCCCCAGTAGCATCTATCCTGACAGGAATATCCAGGTCAGGATTGTCAGCTAAAACCTGCTGAAGATTTGCAAACAAAAGGTTGTCCTCCTGGGCCGCTTCATCTATAATTCGTTTGGAGGTTACATTTATGTCACTACCTGCATTTCCGGTTTCTACCGATGAAATAGAATCATACTGGTCCTGGGAAAGGCGGCCAGCCATCGTATCATCTGGCCACAAAGGCTGGTTTATACGGGATGACGAAGTAGGCGCCACCTGGGAAAGGGCCTCAGCTGCAGAGATTTGGGATTCTGGTGATTCAATGCCTGCTGAAGACTTCCATGACTTATGGGCCAATTGGCCAGCCTTGCCATAAATCTCCCTGGATAGGGCATTCAATTCATCAATCCTGGCTTCGGCTTCAGGTGGCTGCTTTTTCCTGGGGTCAGTCAGGTCACGAATTTCTTCATAGTAAACATGCCCAGGGGTTTCAGGGGGTTCAATACCCTCTCTGAATTTCTCAGGTATCCAGTCCTGCGCGCCCTCTTTAGCAATCAACAGATGGCGGTCCCAGAACTGGACCTCGCCTACCGTACCATCAGGAAAACGCACCAGCAGCTTCTGGTCAAAGTAACCATTAACCTTTACCAGCTTCACGCCTTCGTTCAGTAGCTCCAGTTCCTGGGCAATGTCAGCTGTCATTTTATTGACGGTTTCAATGTCGTCCACAATGAAGCCAGCACGCACAATGTCGGTCATTTCCCCGGCATCGGAATAGTTCTTTCTGTCTATTTTGTCGATAACCGTATTACGCTTTTTGATGCCTGGATTTGCAAAATAATAATCATCCCCATACTTCGCCTGAATCCTTTTTCCAATCTCGCCCAGGGTCTTCTGGTTCTTCTCTGCCAGCTTCATGGCCGTGTCGACATCGCGCCCAGCCTGGCCTTCCAGCAGCAGCCGTTCTGCCCTGTCCCATTCCTTCCTGGTCAGGTCCGACTTATTGACATGCTTGCCTTTTTTCGGGGTTAGCTTCTTGTCAGTCTTCTTCTGCTCAATCTCCAGCTGCTTGCGGTATTTATTCAAAAAGGTGTCAATTTCCTTTTTGACGGTGCTGCCATTTTTCAGCCTGGTTGATGCCTTGTTCAGCTGCTCTGAAACAAATCCAACCTTGTTAGAGTCTGCAATCAGAGTGGCCAGAGCATCCTGGTCAGCACTGAATCTGGCCTGATTGGCTTCGGTATCCAGCTGATTATTGCCATGGCCATTAATCTCGGTTTCACGTTCCACCATCACCTGGAACAGCTTTTCATCCCTGCGGATTCTTTTCATGGCGCCATCAAGAATCCTGGCCCTTTCCTTCACCAGGGACTCGACTATTTCACGCTCACCAAACAGGTCCTCGGTTATCTGGCGCTCAAACCCAGCAGCCCTGACCTGATTAATCATAATCTCGGCTTGGGTGCGATTGGCTGGCTCTGCCCTTTCCAGGACCTGCATGGCCGCTAATTGCTCGGTATGGTCCTCAAAATAGTCACCCACCATCGCAGCATAGGATTCCGGCACACGGTCATCCACGGCCATCCTGAAAGCGTCATCGCCCAGGCGGGACAATCCCCTGGAGTCACGTACTAGCGCCCAGTTAGGCGGTAGCTTTGGCATCAGGTGGCGCGTCTTGGGGTCCAGGCTGCGCAGAACCCTGGAGGCATCAATAGCGGTGCCGGTACCTTCAGAAATGTTTTTCAGTGCCGCCCTGGACATGGCTTCATTTGCGGTGATGCCATCACGCTCTCGCAGTATCCTGGCAGGCATTTCCATGCTTTCAGGTTTGGCCAGGCCCTCGCCCACCAGTCGATTAGCCAGAGCAGTACGCTGGTGGCCATCTACAATGAAGCGTTTGCCATCTGCCCGTTCCCAGACAATGGCACTGCCTACCAGGTCATCTTCCCAGGTAGTCACACCCTGCAGGCGTTCATTCACGCCATACTGGTCACCGCCTGTCTTAAACTGAAAGGTTTCTGCATCAATCTCTAATTCGGTCGGCCTGACCTTTGTCCACTTGGATTCATCCAGGGCATCAGCCAGCGGGTCAATCTGCTCAGGCCGGACATTGGCATTGATACCCTCGACATCTACCGGCATGTCATTGGCCAGGTCATCGCTGGATTTTTGCAGGGCATCCATGTGGGCCGCATCACCTTCTGGTGAAGGGTCCAGTGGATTGACATCGGTCATCATTTCTTCCAGGTCATCCTGGACATCGGCAGCCGCTAAAACATCATCATCAGGCAGGATGTCACCAGCATCAGCAGCTTCATCCACCTGGCCACGTACTGACCTGGCAGGGCCACGGATGGCGGCCTTTATGCCCTCAATGGAGCCATAGGTACCCGCACCGAATAAACCGGCACCAACACCTGCAGCCAGGACGTTAATGCCCGCATCCTGGACCGTGTAGGGTGAATCAATCTGGCGCTTGTACGCAAATACCTGGGGCTGAATCAAAGTCTCTGCAGCAACACCTACAGCCGCTTCAGTAGCAAACACCCTGCCCATGTTGGCCAGGACCGACTTGCTGGTTAGATTGGCCGCACCGGCACCAAAGGGCAGGGCTGCAATGTTTACAAAGTCCGTCATGGCGCCGCCCATGTAACCACCAAACTCGCCCAGCTTGCCCCATCCAGTCGCATACCTGGCGACACGCTCCTGACGCTGCCTGAGAAGGCTGGACTGGACTTCAATTTCAGTGGCTATATCTTCATACGACTTGGCTGATAGATTACCCTGGAACCTGGCCGCCCGAACATCAGGGTCTTCTTCGGCCTGCTGCAGCTTGCGCTTGTTTAACTCCAGGTCCATGCCACTGGTACCCTGCTGGCCTGGGTTGAATTCCGGCTTGTACTGACTCTTGCCGGTTACCCTGGAAATCTCATTCAGGGAATCCTGTAATGGCTGGTACCAGGCTCTGGTTTCTGCGCTTGAGACATCCTCAGTCACGAAGACATCAAAGGCAGCAGATAGGTTTTCTACAAATCCAGTGGGGCGCGGGGCTTCATCTTCATAAATGCCCCCGGCCTTCATCATGCTGATGGCGCGGGTACTCATGCGCCACCCATAGAAGCAGCAGGGGTGTAGTCAATAATGAAAGGCTCACCAGTGGTTTTGTTCATTAAGAAGGTGCCGGTAGGCTGGCCCGAGCCGTTATATTGCAGGGCAAACGAACTGGCACCTACGTTCACCAGTCGATAATCACCCTCCCTGATAACCTCGGCCACATCGTCATTACTCATACCAATCACGCCGCCCAGAGCTTCAATATGCGCGGGCATGATATTGTCAGCCCAGTCATTAAAAGTATTCGGGCCTAGTCCATAGGCTGGCGGAACAATGTTGTAACCGTTGTATTCAATCATGCCGCCACCGGTCACCCTTTCCACCGCCCTTTCCAGTACATCCGTATCATAGGCACCAGGCTCCAGGCCCTCAGTGGTCGCAATATAGGCATACATATCCAGGACAGATTCATTGAACGAGGACCTGGCAGAAACATCCAGGCCATAGATAGGACCGGCTAAATCCGTCAAATCCATGTACAGATTAGATTTAGTCTCCCCAATCAACTTGGGGTCAGCCTTGCGCATGGAAGAACCATCAATGACATGGCGCGCAGCCGTGATATTGCCCATGCCGAACATCTTGCCCGCATGGGGCCAGCTGCCCTTCATTTCGGTATTCAGCTGTTCAAAGACAATCTCAGACTTGTCACCTAGCGCATTTTCAATCTGCTGCAACATGGCAAACTGCTGGGCCGGTTCTGATTGCTGAATCATAGATGAAATAACGCTGACCTCATTGGCCTTCAAAGGTCCCTGGCCGAATCCATACTGCTGGGCAGCCACCTCATACTCGCGCATTCTTTCTTCCAGAGAGAGCGAGAAGGGCGAGACATTGGTGCCTTGAACCAGCTGGGGATTAGGAACAATCGGCGTTTCACGGGCAACGCCAGTCTTTTCAGCGAAGGCCATCATGTCAGAATTTACTGCAGCCTTGGCATTCTCATGCGCTTTACTGAAAGCCTGGTACCGTTCGGAATCCTGGGCATTGCTGATGCCAGCTTTCATATCTTTAAGCATGGCAGCCCTTTGCGCCTCGCTGCCCATGTTGAACTGGTTCACCTCATAGCTGAACCGAATAGCGGCTTCCAGGTCCTGGTACTCATGGGCTTCCCCAGGTTTGTACAGGGCTTGTCCACGTTTTAGCAGTGAATCCGTGTACTCTGGTGGATAAATACCGCCATCCATCATGTAATCAACGGCCTTGTTTACTTCGTCCTTATAGTTGGCCCTTTCAGCATTAGCAGTAGCGGTTCCTCGGGTTTGCATGGCCGCTATTTCGCGCTCCATGGCTTTGACCATCTGCAGGCGCTGGGCAGAATCCAGCTGGCCATTGTAGTCCTGCTCATTCAGATACTGGATATGCTCCTGCATGGACTCGACATCTTCCAGGCGCATCGACTCACGATAGACGGATAGTTCCTTCTCAGTCCTGGCACCCTTGACCAATGTTTCACGTGTAACATCATCAGCAGGATATTCCTGACCAATGGCTATAGCGCGGTCCCATTGACCCCTGGTGATGGCATCCTCATAGTTAGCATCCTGGCGCTTGCGGTCAAACTCCAGCTGCTTGCTCCTGGCCTGGCCGATGGCCTTGCCATAATGCTCATTCCTTACCGTGTCTTTGTCAGCCGTCCAAAACTCACGGTCACGCTTGCGCTTGATGCCTACTGATTCTTCATCAATCCAGGACTGCATGGCCATGTTATACAGCTCATGCTGGACCTCATAGGCGGGAATACGTTCACGTTCATCATCACCGGCAATCTCAGGCGGCAATTCCCTGGACTCGTAAAACTCACGGCCTTCATGCTCGGCTCTCCATTCTGCATCACGGTTTACCAGGTTTTGATTCGCCTGGTCCATTTGCATCCTGGTCCGATAGTCATCATATTCTTTTGCAGCCTCGGCCACATCAGCCACCAGGCCAGTGGCCGCCGTAGTCACTGCTGATTCAGCATCAGCCCTGGCTGCAGGCAAATTGATATTTTCCCTGCCCAGTGACTGGACGCCGGTACGCTGCTGGATGCCTGGCAGTTTCATGGTGTTATTTCCAAATTCCAGAACCGGCTACAGTACCGAATGCACTGCCCAGGCCACTGATAAAATCAGCCCTTCCACGCTTGCGCGTAATATCCGCTTGAGCCTTGCCCTCGCGTTCCATGATAGAAGCCCTGGAGGCGCCTGACTTTTTCATCCAGTCCAGTTCCTCCTGGTGGCTGCGCTTCATAGCCTCCTGGTACCTGGTGCGCGTACTACCGCCCAGCCCTGATGCTGATGACCTGGCAGCAGTCGTTGATTCCAGGCGCCCAAAGGTTTCGCCGGTACGCCGCAAAGCCTCAGCAGATTCCTCACGCTCACGCTTTACATTCTCTCGGCTAATCGCCTCTTGTTCTCTGGAAGCCGCATCAGAAGCCTTCTTATTACGGTAGGCACCTACCGCCTTGATGCCTCCAGCAATTGCCATTCCTGTAGCCATAATTCAATTACCTCAACATGACAAACATCAATAAATCACTGCCATTCTGGCCAGCCTTCTGCATGATGCTCTCCAGGTGAAACCCCAATAGCTTCACCCACCTTACATATTCTTTTCGCTCAGCTCGAATAGGCGTATGTAATCGCACCAGGTCAAAATCAGCCATGAACTGACGCGCTAAAAATCGCCCCATCCTAACCAGAAAAACCGCATGTAATGGACCTTTTTGCTTGTCCACCTTCACCCAGCCCTGGGCTACTCCTGCCCACAATTTGATGATACCCATGCAGGCGATAACTTCTTCATCATCATCCAGCATGGTATAGGCACATCCAGGCTGGCACAAAACTTCTTCACCCATGCCAAAGTCATCTTCATTATCAGCCTCAACACACGCTAAATCACCAGGCTGATACGTGACTATCCTCATAGTCCTTCAATGCCTACTTCACCAAACACGCCCAAAACATTGCAGGCAAATGGCAACTCCATTTCTACCTCAATGCTGGCATACTTGTCCCAGCCAAGATTGTGCACCACGACATCTTCAGTACGGTTCGGCTCACGCTCCCCCATAGGTGTGGATGGGGTGCGCTTCCTGGGATTCTCTCCATTAATCACTGGCCTGGCAGAATCCAGCAGGCGCACAAATATCCGATTGAACCGTTTCTGCTTCGATGCCTGGCTGCCCTCCTGGCTCAATATATCCAGTGGCAGGGTCTTCAGCTTAGAAACATACTGCAGGCCAATCACGATGTTTTTTCCAGGACGGTCCAAAGTTATCTGGCCATTCTCTACCACCTTGTCAGGCTGCAGGGCGTCATCGACTAATACCTGTACGGTCTTGCCTTCCAGGTGGCCTAAACCGTCGATAACCTGTACATCATCAGTGAATACCCTGTGTACAAAACTATCCATGAAATGGTCACGGTCTGCCCTTTCCAGATAAAGGGCCTGGGCGCCATCAGCCTCCCTGAGAACCAGCAAGTAAATGACCGAAATACCTAGTTCCTCAGTCACGCATACGGATAAAATCCTGCCATCCGTTTCATGCTTATGCCAGCCAGCAATCTGCCTGGATGGCTCATAAGTCATCATCACCAAATTACCCAGGAAGGTGGGCATGATTAGCATGGTGTCAGGGCTGATTGAATGCTCAATCTCTTTAACTCGGCCACGGGTAATGTGCTCTGAAGGATAGGTAATATCCAGGGCAGTGTACCCCTGACGGTCATCAGAATAGGCCGCTATGTACATCTTCCTGGCTGAAGGATTGGTCCACAAAACCCCATCTGCCAGGGGAATGCCCTGCACCTTCGCAGAACCGTACACCGTCTGCTGCTTGGCATCGGCATCTTCAGGCGTGATAATTGCCCCATCAGATACCAGCAAAACTTCATTCTTGCCGGTACCTATATGCAAATCTTTAGCGCCCAGCATCCACTGAATTTCACCACGCTGGCGCAGCATGAACTCAAGCGCGTCCGTGTCCTGGTCACCATCACCAAAAATCAGGCTTTCATACTCGCCAGAATTCGACGCCCAGATATGGGAAGGCTGCGCATAACTACCGCCCCACCATAGGCGTCCTTCGTGGAATGTCACACTGCCTGGAGGACTGGCGCCCCATGGTGGCGGTATGTTGTCGCCAGGGCTGTCAGGGTCTTCATCCGTCAAAAAGTCGACTTCCTCAAAGGACCACACGCCCTGCTGGAAGGATTCGGTAGTCGTTAAAGATAACTTGTGCGGCTGAACATCACGCGATGCGAAATACATCACATCTTCTTCAGGTGCCATAGCTACCTGTAGCTGGTTAATCGTGTTTGCAGTCGCATAAGGTGATGGAAAAGTAACGTACTCAGGCACCTCCTCGGGATTGTATATCCGTAGACTATCCAGCACCTTAATTGGCCAGTCACCCTGGACCTCAATGGTGATGTAGAAAGTATCTACCCCAGGGGTGAAATCAATGCTTGCGCGCTGACCAGCAAAATCCTGGCTGAATATGTCATCACCGCCTGCAGTCGTGCCTACCTTGAACCTGGCCAGCCCAGGCGTCAGGCTATTGATAACCATGGTCATGCCAGGGGTGCCATCAGTCAGGGCCACCTGCTGAGTGATTGACTGGCTATGTCTATCATTCCTGCCGCCGTCAATGGTGCATAATCCATTTTCAAACAGAACATCGCCAGGACCATCGTCTATCACGCTCCAGTTATCCTGGCCATCCGTGAATTCAGCATTAGCGATGGGGTTGCCCGTGTCCACCAGGCCATTGCGGTCCAGCACAATAATCTCAGTGGTCGACACCAGGACAACATAAGCCCTGGAATAGGACACGTTGAAATCGAACAGGCGCCCAACATTACCCAGCCTGGCTTCATTGTCCCATAGCACCTTCTCAAAACCGAACCGCCTTTCAGCAGGGCCATGAGGGGTACTAATAAAATTGGTCATTTCAGCAACGGCTGAACGGTAGCCCTCGACATCACTGCGCGCAAGCAGGCGCGGCGATAGCTCACCAGAAGCGAAGGACTGCTGTAGCGGCCTATTCTTAGGCATTGATTAAGGCCCAGATGGAACCGTGATGAATACACCGTTTTCTTTGGCCCAATCCGACAACATGGTGAATGCGTTATCAATCACCAGGTTGTTATCCAGGAATGCCTGGGCCACCTCGTGACCAATGCCAATCGCAATGTCATCAGCAGTCACCGGGGTATTATCATCCCAGGACGTGCGCCGGTCTTTGGCCATGCCCAGTGAGTCAATATCAATGGCACTCGAAATGGCGCCCGTAACTTCATCAGTCTGGGCCAGCAAGTTACGCTCTCGGATACCATTGAGCAGAAATGTCCAGCCCTCGGTAATCTCTACACTGCGTTCACGCTTTACGCCACCACCGATATACACGGCAACATCGGTTGAAGGTGTCACCACTACAGTATCGCTTTCCACAATAGCGGTTTTGATTGCCTGCCTGCCCGGCAGGACCGATACGCTAATCATAGTTGGCATATCTATCTCCTTGACCGCACCAGGCGGTTTGCTTGTTTCTGTTCAAATCTGCCCTGCATACCGTCATTGGTACCGGCAGATTCCAGCTTCGCCTCATACAAGGCCCACATGGTTTCCTGCAGGCTGCGAGACTCGGCAATAGGAATGGCTAAATCAGAAGCCAGCCTGGCTGCAAAACACTGAACAAAGCCCGCACTAAACCGGTTGGCATCCTTAATCCTGGCAATGTAGACAATGTTCAGCCTGGGTTCATCCGTCAATAGTCGGTTTTCCTCGCGCACATACATCGCCTGCTCTCGGTCTTCCATGCCTGGACGGTACGCACCAATCAGGCGTATCAGGTCAGCGGGTAGGGTGAATTGTTTGGCATAGCCAAAAGGAGGGTCCTGGGCTAATGGCGTCAATGCCTGGCGCCTGGTCGCAAAGGTCCAGTTTCTTTCTTCCAGGACGGCATCACGCAAGTCATCATAATTTGCCTTGCACAAATTCGCTTCTTTGCTGCCATCGTCGATGCTGGTAATCAGGTTCCCACCTATCCAGCCAAGAGCCTGATTGCAGATAGAAACCTGACTGGCCATTCCTTAACCCTCGCCTTCAGTCTCAGGCTCAGATTCAGCAGCTTCTTCAGCCACCTTCGGCTTGGGCACTGCTTTCTTCTTGGAAGGTGCGGGCTTGGCATTGCCAGCAGGCTTATCAGAAGGCTTGTCCTTGGGTGGCTTCTTGCCCTTCAAAAAGGCATTAACGACTTCCTCCTTGATGTTCAGGCGCTTGGAAATCTTCTTGATGTCCATGCCGTCTTCAGCCATACGCTTCATGGCCATCACGTCACGTCTTGATGCTGCTGCTTTCATAGGTTTCCCCTTGTTACTTGCAAAAAAGGCCAGGCGGGCAATCCCCGACTGGCCTATTGGCTACAGCTTATGCTGGGTCAGCGAAATGACCAACTACCAGATGCTCATCCTCAACACGGACCGCACCAGCAGAGAACTGACTGAATACGTTCCAGTTATAAGACTTGTCAGGGTTCTCACCCACGCGCACCTTCATGTTCATATTGACCTGAAGGCCGAGGGCCTGCTTGGTCATGAACAGACAATACAGCTCATTAGCTGCAGGAGCAGTCAGCAGATTGCTGACAATCCAGGTAAAGCCCATCCAGTTCGGCACAATGCCGGTAGCATTCAGCTGCTGCAGGGCTTCGCTTTTCACATAGTCACCACTGGTGGCCTCGGTCAGCTGCATCAGGCGCTCTACCTGGCCAGGACCAATTACCGCAACCTTGGGCATGTCAGGGAAAATCTCGTTGTTCATGAACTGACGCTGAATGCCAGTAATAGAGTCAAACGAAATCTCAGTAGTGCCATCACCGATAATCTGAGAAGCTGGCAGGGCATTGGTATTGCCTTCACCATCCAGAGCATCAGCAGTAGCCGCCTCGATAATCAGAGAATCATAAGCGCGGCGCATAGCCATGCCCTGGTTCTCTGCATAAGCAGACTGGGGGTCAATTGCCATTTCGGCCTTGTCATAATCTTCAAAGGTGAAGTTATGCTCGAAGACGCGAGGGGTAGAAACTCGACGGTCGAATTCTTCATCAACTACCAGGGTTTCTTTGTTGCGTACTGACTTGGTACGCTCCACTGCATCGGTCGCACCCAGTCGGTCCCAGTTATAAAACTCGGCGCCTGATGCTACTTCAGTGACATGAGGACGCACACGGGCTTCACCCTGCTGGGCAAGGTGAATTACGGAATCACGGAATTCCTGAATTTTTGCGTTATCAATAGACATTTTTGGTTCCCTCCTGGGTCAAAGCCCAGTGAAAAAATTAAGTTACAATTTCTTCGCCTGGGGTCTGCCCTGGTCATCCAGGAACCTGAGTGGCTGGTGTTTGCTTAAACATGCTCCCCAGTACACTGGACATGCTTTTACAAACCTGTGGATAAGTTTAACTCATACTGTGGATAATGCAAAGAAAAAGCCCCAGGTATTACACCCAGGGCTTTTCTAGTCGTTTTGCTTTTGGAGAAAAGCAGGCTCGATTATCCTATGCCAGCCGTGAAATGTCCAGAATCCTCACCACCTCCAGGATAGGCCGCCTTATACAGGCGCTGCACCTTCTCACGGGCCGCCTTGTGTCCAGGGTCAGCCTTGTTGTTGTAAGGATGCTGCGGATTGTTACGAATCTCACTAATCTGAGTCTGCGCATCCTGTGGAGTCAGGGCCGCACCAGTCTCACCCTGGTTCAATACCTGAGCAGTCTCGCCGCCCAGCTGCTTGCCAATCTCATACAGGGCCTTCATGGTTTCAGGGCCTACCGCCTCAGCAGGCACGTGCTTCATGAACTGACTGCGCACCTTCTCGGCTACTCCTGAGCGTTCATCAAAGGCCATGCCCCACTCGGTCTTCAGATTAGACATGCCCTGCTCGAATTCAGCCTGCTGGGCCTGCACTACCTCGGCCTCCTGTGCCAGGACTTTATTCATGACCTTCTCAAACTGGCCACGGGATAAGCCTGCCTCATGGGCTACTTCGGACAAAAATGATGCTCGGTCATCAGACATGGGCGCGCCTTCGACTTCCGGCATGGCATACCCAGCAGCTTCTTCGGGTCTGCCAAGCTGCGAATACAGGTTGTTCCAGCCGTCTGCATCGTCCTCGCCTGGAAGTTCCACCAGGCCCTGGACCTTTTCCCGTAACTTGGTACGAAATTCAGCCTTCGCTTCATCACTGGCATCCTCACCTGGAATAGTAATTGAACGGCCTATACGGCTGCGCATGTTGGTCACCTGGTCCCAGAACTTCTCAGGACTGTCCGAATTCTTGACTTCATCCCAGTCTCGGACCGTTTCAGGCAGGCCAGCTACCCATTCAGGCGCGCTTGATGCAGCACCATCACCAGCCCCATCACCTACCCCGCCACCAGGTACGCCACCGTCAGTGGCACCACCGCCAGCTGGAGCAGCACCAGAACCACCAGCACTACCTTCAGCTCCCGCTTCATTCATCAATCTCCGAAATAAGAATTTATTACTATTCATCGTTGTTCCTCTTGGCCGTCATCATTGTTACCAGGTCATTGGCTAAATCGTATTGAGACGCCCTGGCTGCAGTCTCGAATGGTTCATGGCTAAATAGTCGCCCTTCCATGTACGCCTCTCTCAAGTACGCCTTCAGCAGCTTCCCATCGCTTGATTTGCCGATACGCTGCAGGGCGCCCACCAGTTTTTCTTCTTCAATCATTGTACAGGCCCCATGGCTTGTTCACCCTTGCCAACGGCCTCCATGGCCTCGCCTTCAGCCCTGGCCTCCTCAATAGCCGCAATCCTGGCTTGTTCTTCTTCGCGCTCCTGGCGCACCTTCTTCACCTGGCTTTCACTGCGCACAATCACGGCAGGCACACCACGCATATCAGCCGTTTCCCTGGCCAGGGCATCGAAGTCAATGATGTCCAGTATCTCTGGCTTAACTTCCACCAGTGGCGCAATACTGGCTACCCAGCCCTCAACCACGGCTACCTGGTCCATTTTCTGTGCCCTGGATAGCGGCCCCAGGTATTCAACATTCATTTCAGCAGCAGCCTCCAGAACCACCTGTGGAGGGTCAGGCAATAGGCCATTACGGAACAAGATATTGAAGGTGGTCTGAATGATAGGGTCCAGCAGGTCATTCTGCAGGCGGCCCAGTGTAGGACCAAGCAGGCGCTGCATCAGCTCATAACGAACTTGCACCTCGGTCGCCGTCATGGCCGGGGATTCTTTCATTTCCAGTTCATCGACTCGGAAAGTCTGACGAATCGACTGCTGCAGCCCTTCTTTTTGCAGCTGGCTGACATCAAACCTGGCACCAGACTCCAGCACCTTGATGTCATTAACATCCCGAACCGTAGTATGACCACCAGGCCCCATGTCCAGGTCACCCAGCACACCGCGAGACTTGCCCATAGTCGGCGGGTCAATAACTTTTTCAGCTGCCCTGGTAATCATTTCCACCAGGGTATTCAGCATTTTGATATCAGGCATCGCTATCTGACTAGGCCCATAGCCATAATCTGAGCCTGATGCCTTTTCCCACCTGGGCACGAAGGCTGGCATTTCAAAATATCCGCCTTCTTCACCAATCTGCTCCTGAGTTCCCAGGGTGAAATACTTGAAACCCATCGGCCTGGCTTCAGGTGCCAGTGGCTTGCTGATGTCTGAATCAGCATTCTCAGGGCGCTTATAGATGGCAAAAGCCACCTCAATACGGTCATTTGCCAGGCTGGGATTATCTGCTTTATTCTTCAGGCTCTCAGGCAGGCCATCCTTGCCGAACTTTTCCACCAGGCGAGCTATAGGCCACTCCATGATTCGGACAAAGAAGCTCACGCGCCCATGGTGGTCCAGCTCGAAGAATGTTTCCTTGATAGGGATAGCATTGAAAATCAGCTGACCATTTTGCTCGTCGTATTCCTCAACCATGGCAGCCGTATGAAACGACGAAAGGTCCAGCAGAGTCTCTGCCATTTCCATATTGAAATTGGATTCCTGGATTTTGGAATACATGGTTTCTTCGCATTCCTCCAGCCATTCCTTCGCCTCGTTGTCTTTGTCCAGGTCATCGTCTGAAAAGGTCAGATAAAACCATTTTGTTGCAGGGCTAACCAGGCTACCTTGCATGGAAGCCGCCAGGGTATGGGCTGCCTGGACTGCTGTGCTGTCATATAGCCGGTATTTTGACCATTCGACGGCGTTTTCACTGACATCACGCTCAAACATTTTACCCCTGAAGGGCACGATATAACGCTCAATCTCGTTCCAGATTTCTTCCACTGAGGCCCTGTTAGTCTTCAGGCTCTCATAACGCTTTTTCAGTTCTCGGCATTCCATAACTATCTCCCCATGGCGCGCTTCACGCGAACCGGTTTATGGGCATATTCTTCAGGTGCAACCGGCTCTGCAAACGTCAGGGCCAGGGCATCAGCTATATCAGGCGAGGCAAGGCCACGCTTTTTCATATCTTCTTTTTTTTCCAGCTGCAGGCGGCCCTGCATGTCAAATTGGTATTCCAGGCCAGTCAGGTCATCGAATAACACCTGGTCATTCGGTATAGACCCCACCTTTAACCATTCTTTCATCTCGGCCCACATCTCGGCGCGCTTGTTCTTGTATCGCTCCGAATCTGTGGCTGACTCGCCAGCATTAACCTCGACGATAACATGACCATAGCCCAACTGCTCTAGCCGGTCCACTACGCCACCACCTACCCCGGTGCCGTCAATAAACACGGTTGCCGGCCTATGCGTAGTGATGTCTTCTGCCACGTAATCGGCTAACTGCATGAGGCTAATGCCTCGGTACACCTTGCGCTTTTGGCTGGCAGCATCACGGCCACGCCGAAAGTATATAACGCTCCTGTCATCCCCGTACCTGGCCACGTCGACGCCCATGACCAGGGAAGCCCCTGCATGATGTACCTGCCTGTCCTGGGCAGCCTCGGCCAGATGGGCACCAATGAACTGCATATCGGACTGACTGGGGAATTGCCCCAGCACTCGGACCTTCACAAAGTCAGAGTCAGCCCCATAGTCATCCATCCAGCTTTGAATCAGTTCTTTGTTCGTGCCTTCCACCTGGCTCGAATCTACATGGTGCGTGTTCCAGCGATGCCGGTACCTGGTAAAGCACTGGTGAAACCTGGTACCTGTACGGGTTGGGTTACCAAAGGCAGCAAAGATTATCTGGCTGTTCTCGTCAGTCAGGGCGCCTTGTGTGGTTTCCCATATGATATTTTCAATGGCTGACGCTTCGTCAAAAATAATTAGCGTCCTTGTCTGGTTATGCAGGCCAGCGAAGCCTTCAGCAGAATGGGGGCTGTTCGGGATAAAGTCTATGCGCCAGGTTTTTTCGTGTTCAGGGTCATTACTGAAAATGGCCGTAGCGGTCATCTTGAACCAATGCTTGGTAATGCAAAGCCGGTGCCATTTTGTCGCCTCGGCTACAGTCTTAGTCCTTAACTGGGTGTCTGTGTTGGCAGTGACCACGCCCCTGGTATCTTCCATGGTGGACATGGCCCAAAGAATCAGCCAGGCCACCAGTGCTGACTTCCCGATGCCATGCCCTGATGCTACGGCCTCTTGAATGATGGCATTGACCCTGGTCAGGTTGTTGGCCCTGAGTTCTTCGCCTATTTCCTTGAGTATTTTGGCTTGCCATTCCCTGGGCCCCTTGTGGTTTTCTAGCTCTCCAGGCTCACCCCAGGGAAAGGCGTACAGGACGAAGGCATAGGGGTCCAGCCACATGCCGGCCATGTCTTCAATTAGTTCAGATTCCCAGTCAGGGTCAGGATTTGCTTCGCTCACGGGCTTTTTTCATCTTTTCGCCCAGGGCAATTTCCCCAGAGACTTCAATTTTTTCCTGGAAGGCTTGAACGCTGACATGCTTGCCCACCAGTTCAAGGATTTTAGATTTATCCGGCCATTTGATTTTGGTTATCGCATTAACCACCGCATCCTCGTCGCCTGATGCCTTCATGATGCGTGAAATATCAATAGCTGAAACCGACGTTCGCCACGCTTTTGGCCATTCCTTCAGGGGTTTAACGGTCATATTTTCTTCGAGAATATCCGCAACATCCAGGGATTCGATTTCATGCAGGCGCTTCAGGACATAATTGGCATCAATTTTGAGTTCCTGTTCGCGTTTTTTCTTCAGTTTGTCCAAATATTCCTTGACCCTTGGATTTCTTAAGAGGGTCGACGCCTGAGTTTCAGCCGTGTTTTTGCTATATCCGGCACGAGTAGCGGCCTGAGTGCCGTTCAAATCCTTCAGGTACTCCCGGCAAAACATTTTCTGCCTTTCGTTCAGCTTCAGCTTCCCCATTCTGGCAGCTCCGCGATGGTCACAATGGCACCTGGTGTTCCGCCTGGCGGATTCATGATGACATGGAGGGCCTTTACCTGGCTATCGTCGTTGAGGATGCTCAGGGACTTTTGCAGGACGTCAAGGAGGGGTTTTATGGGGTTATCTATATCGCGCCTGCGCTTGTCTGGTGGCGTCAGGGTGACCGCTACAGCAACGGTGCCGGTGAAGGGATTAAGGATTTTCTTGAACTGCTCCAGGTATGCTCCCTGGCAAAGCAGGCGGTAATTTCGGGCTTCTTTGGATAGCATGACCTTCTGGACGCCATTGGCAAGCCTGCCGTGTCTCCAGTACCGATTGGCAGATATGGGATAGGGCAGGGTGAAGGTCAGACTATCTGACACGCCCTGCGGCTTCTTCTCGGTCCCTGGTGAATCCATCTGGGTGCCATTTTCCTTTCCGGTATCGGTAGCAGAAATATCCTGATTCTCTGACGTGGATGCGGTATCTGGTGGCGCGATGTTCCCAGACTTCGCCGCCGCCGAGTTTGCGCCATTCCTGGCTTCTTGCAGGCTGTCTGTCACGTAGCATCCCATGGTTACCCTCTCGCCTGCTGGACCAGCTGCCTGGTCTGTTCATTGGTCAGGTCGTCGTCGCTGCCTGGTTCCCTGAGAAAATCATGGCACCTGACCACCTTGGTCAGGTCCATGTCGGGATGCTTATCGCAAAAAAGTAAGCCAGATTCCACCTTGACCTCCGCGCAGTATAGGCAAATTTCCAGGTTATTCTGCATTGTAGTCGCCCCCATGGTGTGATTCAAGAGGCTTCTTTGCTGGCTCTGGCCTGAGTTCCTGGAGTAGTTCCTGGAGCAGCTGCTGTTTAAATTCTGGGTCCAGTTCGGCCAGGTCCATGGGTGATAGGCCGCCCATGTCAGGATACCAAGCTATATCTGGCGAAGGTCTTGCCGTTTTTTTTGACCCTCGTGGTCTCGATGTCAAATCCCGAATTTCTGAGGCTATGGATTACTGCGGCGAGTCTCATGCAGCCGTACAGCTTCAGGGCTTCCAGCTGGGTGATGTGTTTCTTACGCTTGAGGTGCATAAGGATATTGGTTTCCTGGGTTTGATTATTGGCCATAGTGTTTTTCCTTTTGTTTGCTGGGTAGTTTA